CGAGGTGGCCCGCGGCATCCTGGCCTATGACGTCCCCGACGTCGCGGCCACGCAGATCGCCACGATCATCGCGCGGCACGCCGAGGTCAAGGCGGCACAGCTGAACTGGAACGCCCAGGCGGCTGGCGCAATCACCAACGGCACGGCCGACCTGCTGGCGCTCGAGATCCTCCTGCGCGCCGCCTGACAACGCACCTCGAGCAACCACCGAAGGAACCCCGATCATGGACATCTTCCGCGACTACTTCACGCGCGAGAACCTCGTGCGCTCGCTCGAAAAGGCGCCGTTCATCCCAGGCCGCCTCGGCGAGCTGGGTCTGTTCGAAACCGTCGGCCTGACCGCCACGACGTTCGCCGTCGAGGAGAGCACCACCGACGGGGCGAAGGTGCTGTCGGCCATCGCCCGCGGCGCACCGCGCACGCAGACGGGCCTCGAGAAGCGCAAGGTGCACACCTTCACGACCGCCAGCTACGGCGACGAGGGCGCGGTGTACGCCGACGAGGCGCTCAACGCGCGCGGGGCCGGCCCCAATGCCGCCGTCGAGGTGATCACCGACCGCCGCGACCGCCTGGTGCGCCGGCTGCGCCGCCACATCGACCTCACGCTCGAGTCGCTGCGCATGGGTGTGCTGCTCGCGCCGGGCTCGACCGAGTTTGGCGCCGCGCCGGCCGAGCAGTCGATCGCCTTCAACACCGACGCCACGAAGACGCGCGCGGAGATCTTCAACAAGATCGTCGTGCCGATCGAGAGCGCGCTCGACGGCCTGGAGTTCAGCGGCATTCACTGCTTCTGCAGCGACGGCTTCTGGGCGGCGCTGATCGAGAACAAGGCCGTGCGGGACACCTACCTGAACTTCACGGCCGCGGCGGAACTGCGCGCCGGACTGAAGGACATCGACAACTTCCGCTTCGGCGGCGTCACGTTCGAGCGCTACCGCGGCACGGCTTCGGTGGCCATCACCGCCAACAAGGCCGTTGCGTTCCCGCTGGGCGTGCCCGACACGTTCTGGCAGGCCTTCGCGCCGAACGACACGATGGAGTCGGTGGGCGCCGGCGGCCTCGGCCAGCCCTACTACATGGGCAGCAAGCCCGTCACCGACGCGCTTGGCACCAAGGCCATGCAGGTGGCGATCGCCACGCACCCGCGCATGGTGTGCGGCCGCCCTGCCGCCATCCGCGGCCTGGCGTTCAGCTGATAGCTGACGGCACGCAGTAGGCCCATCACGGAGGGGGCGCGCGGGCGCCCCTTTCTTCTACCAGGAGCACGGCATGCCTTCGCTGATCTACAACCGGGCGCTCGAGCTGTGGGCTCGCGGATCGATCGACTTCGACACGGACACCTTCCGCGTGCTCCTGACGACGGCGACGTACACCGAGAACAAGGACACCCATGACTTCCGCGACGACGTGACCAACGAGGTCACGGGCACGGGCTACACCGCAGGCGGGAACACGGTCACGGTGACGGTGACGCTGGACACGGTCAACGACCGGCTGGATATCAGCCTGGGCGGGACGACGTGGCCGGCCAGCACGATCACGGCGCGCAAAGCGGTGTACTACAAAAGCCGCGGCGGCGCGGCTGCGGCCGACGAGCTGATTGCGGTCAACGACTTTGGCTCGGACGTCGTGACTAGCGCCGGCACGTTCACGCTGAACGCTTCAACGCTGCGCATCACCAACACCTGACCGGAGGACAGCATGCAGCACGAAGTCACGACCAACGCCGACGGGAGCACGACCTTCTCTGTCAACCTGGCCGACATGAGCCTCGAGCAGCTGGTGCAGGTGTCGCAGGGCCTGGGCCGCCAGATCGACAAGCTGCGCGAGCGGCGCGCCTACCTGCGGGCGAAGATCGACGCGCGCCTCGCGGCCGGCGAGCGCACCAGCGTAGAGGCCGCGCGGTCCGACGCCAGTGGCGATGCGACCGCGCCCGGCGCCGCGATCGAAGCGATGGCGCGCTGATCGCAGCTGACTGCGCCCATGGCAGCGCACCTCTACGTCGTCTACTCCCGCAGCCGCACCGTCGGCGGCTGGCTGATCCGGGCGTCGAGCTGGTGGGACCAGTGGAGCCACTGCGGCCTGCTCACCGACGACGGCACGGTCATCGAGGCGCGGGCGTTTGCAGGCGTGGTCGAGACGCCGGCCGACGAGTTCATGGCCCGCTACAGCGCGCACACGCGCGTTCGCGTCGATGTACCCGAGCCCGCCGCCGCCATCGCCTGGGCGCGAGAGCAGATCGGCTGCGGCTACGACTACGGCGCGATTGCCGGGTTCGTGTTGCGCGAGCCCTTGGAGCGCCCCCGCCGCTGGCAGTGCGTCGAGCTTGTAGAGACAGCCCGCCGAATGGCCGGCCGGCCGCGGTTTCGGCGTCCCGAGCACCGCATCACGGTCGCGCAGAGCTACATGGCGAGGTGACGGCGTGAGCATGACCGTGGACCAGATCAAGGCGGCCATCGCCGCCGACTCGGCGCTGCAGGCGCTGGCCGACGCGCGTGACGTTGACGCGCTGGTGACCGCGCTGTCTGCCGGCCGCACGCGCTACGTGGCGCGCGAGGTGGGCAATGGCACCGTGCTCGAGGTGCTAGGCCTCAGCGTGGGCAACGCGCTGCTCGACCTGATCCAGACGCAGCTCACCTACCGGCACGTCAAGCCGTTGCTGGAGCAGGGCCGCCTGCGCCTGGACAGCGCCATGGTGCGCGCCACGCTGCAGCAGCTTGTCGGCGTTGAGATCGCGGCCGGCGTGACGTTCCAGGCGCAGCACGCTGACGCGCTGGCGTCGCTGGCGCAGGTGCCAGATCCGGTGGACCGGACCGCCGTGTGGGTGGCCATAACCGACGGCCGACTGGAGTAACGCGTGAGTCTCAACACCTACCGCGCGTCATCGGCGCTCACGATCACGCTGGCCTCGCTGGCGTCGTCCAGCGGCCTGACGGTCGGGCGCTGCTCGACGAGCTACAGCAACGCCACCAACAAGGACGAGATCATCGGGCTCGCCGGCCAAATCACGGTCGGCGCGACGACGACGGCCGGCGTGATCGAGGTGTGGGCGTTTGCGCAGAGGGCGGACAGCACCTGGCCGGATCTGTTCACGGCGGCGTACACCGGCACGGATGGCGGGTTCACGATCCGCAGCCGCGACATCCTGTTCGCAGGTGCGCGGCTGGTGTCGAGCATGACGGTGGCGGCGAGCCTGAGCAACGTGCCGCACTCGTTCGGCCCGCAGGATGTCGCCGCGTTGTTCGGCTACCCGCCGAAAGACGTCGCTTTCTTCGTGGCGCACAACAGCGGCGTCGCACTGAACGCGACCGCCGGCAACCACGCCATGCACATCCTCCCGGCGTACTACTGAGCGACGACGATGCCGACTCGGGTGAGGTATCAGCAGTGGACGAGGCAGCCGCAGTTTGCGGCGCCAGTGTCCAGCGCGCTGCGCCCTGCGTTCGTGGGCGCGTCGGACGGGCGCCGGAACCTCGCGTCTGGCCGCGATGTGTCCACGTACACGACGTCCGGCGTCTCCGAGATCGCAGGGCTGTACGGGCGCGGCCTTGAGTTCACGGGCTCCGGGTCGGGGCAGGTGCTGCACGCGTTCCCAGACGCCGCGGCGTTTTCCGTGCTGGTTGTGGCCGAGCTGCGGGGGGGCGGCAGCAGCAGCCTCGGCCGGATCGTCAGCACGTTCGACGGAGCCAACGGTTACGACCTGTTCTTCGACGGCGTGTCGTTGGACTACGGCGCCACGTTTGTCGGCAGCGGTCGAGCCAGTTGGGTGTACGCCGTCCCAACGTCTGAGAGGGCTGCGGTTGTCGGCTTGTCCCACGATGCGTCGTCCGAGGCAAACACGCCGGCTCTCTACATCAACGGCGCCGCGCGGTCGCTGACCGTCAACGCCGCGCCCTCTGGCTCGCGCGTTGCGCACGCGGGAACGCTTGGCATCGGTTGCAGACCCGACGTGACGACACGACAGGGCCAGGGCTCGGTGTATCTCGTCGCCGCGTGGCGGGAGGCACTGCCTGCCGCCGTCATGACGCGGCTGACGGCCAACCCCTGGCAACTCTTCGCCCCCCGCCGCCTCCTCGTCCCCGTCGCGGCCGGCGGCGGCATCCCCACGCTGTCCGCCGCCACCGTGTTCGCGATCACCGCCAACTCCGCGCAGCCGCGCGTCACCGTGACTTTCTGAGGACGCGATGCCCGACAACGTTACCCTACCAGCAGCCTCAGGCAAGGTCGCCACGCGCGAGGTCGTGTACTCCGGCGAGACTGCCCAGGCCCAGGCCGTCGGCCTGCTCACGTTCGCAGGCGCGGATGACGCCAAGACCGCGGCCGATGTCGGCCAGAACAATCCGCTCCCCGTAGACGCGGGCTACGGCGAGCTGATCGAGGCCGTCGAAGCGCTGCGCTTCGCGGTCGGCTCGCTTACGCGGACCATCGGTATGGCGCTGCCAAACACATCGGGCCAGCCGATCATGGAGGCGAGGCAGGCGACGGCTGCAAACCTGCAGGTCACCGCCACGATCAGCGGCACTCCCGGCGTCAACGCGGCGCAGTCTGGTGTCTGGAACGTCACCAACTCTCTGCAGTTCGGCGGCTTCGCGGCCCAAGACCTGGTTCCCGCCTTTCTGCACCTGCAGGCCGACGGCCTGCGCGCAAACATCACGGTGACCTGACATGCCCACCACCAACGGCAACCGAAAGATCCTCGACCTCAAGCGCTGGGAGTTCTGCGCGCCGCTGCCTGCCGCGACCGTGGTGGGATCGTTCATCTCGTCGTCGCGCCACTTCCGCCAGCAGCAGATGTACCTCCGCGGGCAAAACGAATCGTACATCTACAACCCGGCCGAGGACGGATGGGTCACGCTCCCCGCCGCCGCGCTCGCCGCCGCGGTTGGCGCGGGCACGTCCGGGGTCGCCGGCGCGTGGAGCACCGGCACCACGACGGCGGCGGCGTCGCTCACCGCGACGGGCGGCACGACCTCAACGATCGTCACGAACCAGACGCTCGCGCGCGACCTGCGCGGCTATCGCGTCCACATCCTTGCGGGGCCGAACGCAGGCGCGGTGCTCGACATCGTGAGCAACACCGTGACCACCAACGCCACGATCACCGTCGCGACGCAGGCGTCGGCGTTCACCGCGTCCACCGTGTACCGGCTGCTCACGCCCGTGTGGTACGTCGGCGTCAACGGCTCGACCGCGGCCGCGTCGTTCCGCAAGTACGACTACGCCACGAACACCTGGACGACGCTCGCCAATATGCCGATTTCGTTCGGCACGGACGCCAAGATGGTCGCGACGCCCTCGATCGTGGACGGCGCGTTCCGGTCGTTTGCGACCGGCACGGCGACGAGCGCCACGACGACGACGCTGGTGCAGACCGGCAAGACGTGGACGGCGTCGCAGTGGGTGAACTCGCAGGTGCGCATCACGGCGGGCACGGGCGCGGGCCAGATTCGCACGATCACCGCGAACACGGCCGACACGCTGACCGTCGCGACGTGGACGACGACGCCGGACGCCACGTCGCAGTACGCGATCGAAGGGAACGACGACTTCCTCTACCTGCTCGGCAACAACGCGGTCACGCTGTATCGCTACTCGATCTCGGCGAACACGTGGTCCACGCTGACGCCGGGTGCGGCGCGCGCGGCGGCTCCGGGCGCGGGCATGAGCGCGCATTGGGTCCACAGTGCCGAGGGCACGGAATGGAACAACGAGTCCGCGATCATTAACGGCCGCTGGATCTACTCGCTGCAAGGCGCGGCCACGGGCGCGCTGCACCGCTACGACATCGCGGGCAACACGTGGCAGACCGTGACGTACTCGCCCTCCTCGGAGACGTTCACGACGGGCAGCAAGTACGCGCTCCACAACGGGATGCTCTACATCCAGCGGGACGCGACGGGCCGCTGGTTCGCGCTCGACTTCGTGCGGTCCGAGCTGTTCCCGTGGGGGACGATGCTGTATCCGCAGGGCGCGGCGATCGTCGGCGACACGGCGTTCGACGTGATCTACAAGGACGGCGCGGCCGAGATCTACTACGTCCACATGGCGCACAACACGTCGACGGTCATGCTGCGGCAGATGGTGATCTGACCGTGACGCACGCCCCGCTGCGCCCGCTGGAGTAACCCATGCTGCTCACCCTGCTCGGCGCGGGTGGGCCGCGGCTCTACGCCGTCATCTACCCCTCGGCGCTGTCCGCGCCGAGCGCCGCACAGGTCAAGGCCGGGCAGGATTCCGGCAGCGTCGCCGCCACCTGGGCCGGCAGCACCGCTGCGCCTACCGCCAGCGGTGTCTTCGACTGGCCCTCTGCCGCCACCGGCCTCGCGGGCGGCACGAGCTACCGCGTCGCCATCGTCTGGTCGACCGGCACCAGCGACAGCAACGTCGCCGTCAGTGACGCGTTCAGCACGTCGGCGGCCGGCGCTTCGGCCCCCGGCGCCACCGTTTCTGCCGCCGCGGCGCTGATCGCCGGAGCGGCAACTGGGCAGACGAGCGGCACGGCTTCTGGCGCCACCGTCTCCGCCGCGTCATCGCTAATTGCGGGATCTGCCACCGGCCAGACGAGCGGCACAGCCGCGGGCACTACCGTCTCCGCCGCCTCCGCGCTGATCGCCGGGGCCGCCAGCGGGCAAACCGCTGGGACAGCCGGCGGCGTGACCCTGGCCGCCGTCGCGGCGCTGCTGGCCGGCATCGCCTCCGGGCAGCGCAACGCCACGGCCGCGGGCGCGACGGTCGCTGGCGCCGCGTCCCTGACCGCCGGTTCGGCATCCGGCGCCAGCGGCGGCACGGCAAGCGGGGCGACGTGGATCGCAGCAGGCGCTCTGCTGGCCGGTTCCGCGGCCGGGCAGCAGAACGCAAGCGCCGCCGGCGCGACCATCACGTGCGCCGTGGCGCTGGTGCCGGGCTCGGCGTCCGGCGCTGCGGCAGGCACAGCTTCGGGCGCGACGCTTTCCGCGGCCGCTGCCTTCATTGCCGGCGCGGCGGCCGGGCAGCGCAACGCGACGGCTTCGGGCGTCGTCGTGCAGTCTTCGGCCGCGCTCGTGGCCGGTGCCGCATCTGGCGGCGCTGGCGCTGCCGCCGGCGGGGCCACACTCACCGCGGGGGCGAGCCTGCTGGCCGGCGTGGCGACGGCAGGCGGCGCGGCGCCAAGCGTCACGCTGGCCGCCGCCGCGGCGTTCATCCCCGGCGCGGCATTCGGCCCGTCCAGCGCTACCGCCAGCGGCGCGGTGCTGTCCGCCGCCGCCTCCGGGATGTGGGGATCGGCCTTCGGGCCGATCTTCACGCCGACGCGCGGCTTCGTGGCGCGCCGCGGCCGCGCGGCCTTCGAGGCCGCTCGCCAGCCAGCGGACTTTGAAGCGACAATCGACCTCGCAGCGCACTGACCGAGGCATGCCATGACGACCAGATGGCCGACGAAAGATCCGGGCGAGGAGGTGACGGCGGCATTCGACTACGAGGCTGTCGGCGCCGGCGCGCCATCCCTGCCGGCTGTGACGATCGCCGTTCGCATCGGCACCGATCCGTCCGCCGCCGCGATGCTGATCGGCTCGCCGCAGGTCGCCGGCAATCGCGTGATGCAGCGCATAGGCGGCGGCGTGGCGGGCGCGGAGTACGAGGTGCGGTGCATGGCGACGGTGGGCGGCGATCGCCTGCTGATCGCGGCGCTGCTGCCGGTGGTGCGCCGCCCGACGGCGGCCTGAGGAGGGGCGATGATCTACGTCACGCGCGAGGACTACGAGGAGGCCTTCAGCGCCGCCGAGCTGGTGGATCTGCTGGCCCGCGGCGTCGACTTCGAACGCCAGGAGGCGGCCGCCGCCAGCCTGATCGACGGCTACCTGGCCGGCCGATACGTGCTGCCGCTGGTGGCCGTGCCAGACATGCTGCGGGCCTGGGCTCTCGACGTGCTGCGCTACCGGCTGTGGAGCGATCAGGCGCCCGAGGAGGTGCGGCGCCGCTACGAAGACGCGCTAGCCCAGCTGCGCGACCTGGCGGCGCGCAGGATCGACCTGCCGCCGGGCGTGGCCGGCACGCCTCCGGCCGCCGCATTCAACTACGGCGGCGAGAGCGCCGAGCGAGTCTTCACCATGACCACGCTCTCGGACTTCTGAACCGTGGGCAAGCTGTCATTCAAGATCGACGACGGCGGCGCGCGGGCCAAGCTCGCCGCGCTGCAGGCCGCCACCAGCGACATGCGGCCGGTCTACGAGACGATCGGGCGGGTACTGGTGAACCGCATCCGGCTCGGCTTCAAGCTGGGCGTCGACCCATGGGCGGCGCCGTGGGCAGCGCTCAAGATCCGGCAGGGCCAGCCGCTGCGCGACACCGGGCGGCTGCAGCGGTCCATCACCTCGCAGCCTGACGCGCAGGGCGTCACCGTGGGCACCAGCCTGCGCTACGCACCGGTCCACCAGTTCGGCGCCACCATCACCCCGAAGAAGGCCAAGCGGCTGGTGTTCCCCGGCCCGGGTGGCAAGCTGATATTCGCCAAGAAGGCCGTCATCCCGGCGCGCCCGTTCCTGCCGCTGCGCCGCGGCCAGGCCGCCGTAGCGCTGCCGCCCGCGTGGTCGGTGCTGGTCGTGAGCGCCCTCAAGGCCTACTTCACCAAGGCCGCCACCAAGGCCGGAGCTTGAGCATGTACGCCGAGATCGAGCAGCGCATCCTCGACCGCCTGCGGGCGCGCATCGACGAGCAGGACGGCCAGACCGTCACGATCGAGCCGCTGCGCGAGCTCGAGCGCGTGCCGCAGCTACGGCAGCGGGCGCCGGCCGTGTGGGTGATCTACGACGGGCTGACGGTGGGGGATACGATCGCGAACGTGCCGCACGTGCAGCAGGTGCGCCTGGAGTGGTTCGTCGTGGTCGCGGCCAAGAGCGCCAAGGGCGCCGGCGACGTCGAGGCAGCGCGCGACATGGCCTCGGCGCTGGCCGACCGCGTGATGAAGGCCCTGCTGGGCTTCCACACTGGCGGCGGCCAATACTTGCGTCTCGGAGATGCGCCGGGGCCTGAGTACGATGCCGGCTACTGTCACGTCCCGCTGGCTTTCACCTGCGCGGCCACCTTCAAGGGCGAACCCTGAGCATGAACTTCCTTCAGCAACTCACTGCCGATCGCGCGCGCGAGCTGCTGAACTACGCGCCCGAAACCGGCGCGTTCACGTGGCGCGTCGCGCGCCCGAACGGGGCAAAGCCTAGCCAGCCCGCAGGCAGTCGCCGGCACGACTACATGATCCTGCGGCTCGACGGCGCGCTCAAGCACATTGGCGCCTTTTCAACCCAGGAGGCCGCGCACAGGGCCTATGTCGAACGCAAGCGGCAAGTTCATGCCGCGTGCACCATTTGAAGCGGAGATCGACTCATGGACTACTCTTATATCGGCAGCGGCAGGGCCTACCTTCGCGAGATCGGGGGCGGCGGCGGGCTGATCGAGGTCGGCAACGCCTCGAATCTGGCGTTCTCCGTGACCGAGGACACGATCGAGCAGAAGGACTTCACGCAACCCGGCGGGGGCACCTTCAACGAGGTGCGACGCATCTCCGCCGTCGAGTGCACGATCACGATGAACGAGCTGTCGCCGGTCAATCTGGCGCGCGCGGTGTACGGCAGTTCGAGCGTCGTGCAGTCGAGCGTCGTGAGCGGCGAGGCGGTCACGGTCTACCCGGACGCCTTCTCGTCCTTCGCGCACCTCCCCCTGAGTACGCCGACGCCGACGGTGGTGCCGGCCCAGGCCGCCGCGCCGGCTCGCGCGAACACCGCGGCCTACGCGCTGAGTGCCTACGTCACGCCGGCCACGGCGAACGGCTTCTACTACAAGGCCACGACGGCCGGCACCAGCGGAGGCACGATCCCGACCTTCCCGACGACCATCGGCGCGACCGTGACCGACGGCACGGTCACCTGGACGTGCGCGGGCCGCACAACGCTGGTGGCCGGCACCGACTACGAGATCCGTCAAGGCGGCATCTACGTCTTCCTCGGCCGCCTGATCGCCGGCGAGGTTCTGACCTGCGGCTACACCCGTGCGGCGGCCGATGTGGTGCAGGCGCTGACGAACTCGGGCAAGGAGTACGAGCTCGTCTTCGACGGCCTGAACGAGGCCCGCAGCGGAAAGCGCACCCGCGTGACCGCGTACCGCGTGAAGATCGGCGCGGCTCAGTCCATCGCGCTGATCGGCGAGGAGTACGCGGCGCTCGAGGTGACCGGCAAGCTGCTGAAGGACACCAGCAAGACCGGCGCCGGGATCTCGCAGTACTTCAACGCCGTGATCGAGCAGTGAGCGCGCGCGACGATCTGAGCGTGCTGGCGCCGGATGCGCTTGGCGGCGTCGAGCTCGGCGAGGGCGCGACGGCCTGGAGCGGCCAGGTGCGGCCGCTGAAGATCGGCCAGCTACCGGCCTTCGCGAGGGCCGCGCGCCCGCTTGCGGACCGCATCGGCGGCCTGCTGTCCGGCGGCGTCACGGCCGAGGCCGTGCTCGACCTGATCGAGCAGGACTTCGACCGCGTGGTCGAGCTGCTGCACGTCGCCACCGGCGCGCCGGTGGAAGCGGTGAAGGAGGCCACGCTCGACCAGGCGCTCGGAGCGGTGCTGGCGGTGCTGGCGGCGAACAAGGATTTTTTGCGCGGCGGGCTGGCGGCAGCCCTGCGGACGGCCGCGACGCAGAATCCTGGGGCTGGGCCGACACCGTAGTCGCGCTGGTCGCGGCCGGCTGGTCTTTCGAGGAGGTCAAGGGCCTCACGCTCGCGCAGGTTGGCGCCTTCCTGGCCGCGATCGAGAGGCAGGAGCGGCAGCGGCGCCTCGGCGACGCAATCGCAGCCAGGATGGCCCAGGCTGACGGCAAGGCGTGGAAGACCTACGTGAAGGGCCTGCGACGTGGCGGCTGACCTCGAGTTCCGAATCGGTGCCGAGCTCACCGAGATCAAGGGTGCGCTCGCCAGCCTGCGGCAAGACTTCGCTCGCGTAGGCCAGGCGGCCAGCCAGGCGGGCGGCCGCAACGCGCTGCAGGGCCTCGAATCCAGCGCCGGCCGTGCTGCGGGCGCCGTCGGCCGCCTCGTGGCCGGCTTCGCGTCGCTGGCCGGCGCGATCGCTCTGATCGGCGCCGCGGACGAGCTGAACACGCTGAACGCGCGGATCCGGCTCGTCACCGGCAGCACCGAGGAATACAACCGCGCGCAGGTCGCGCTGTTCGACCTCGCGCAGCGCACGCGCAGCAGCCTGGGCGACACGATCAACACATACGTGCAGATCGGGCAGGCCGTCAAGGATGCCGGCGTCGGCCAGGAAGTTCTGCTGCAGACGGTCGAGACGATCAACAAAGCCGTGCAGCTGTCTGGCGTGAACGTCGCGTCGGCGCAGGCCGCGCTCGTGCAGCTCACGCAAGGCCTTGGCAGTGGCACGCTGCGCGGCGAAGAGCTGAACAGCGTGCTCGAGCAGACGGGCAAGCTAGCCGACGTGATCGCCGCAGGCCTGGGCATCACCCGGGCGCAGCTTCGAGAGTACGGCGAGCAGGGCAAGATCACCGCCGAGCAGATCATCAACGCGCTGCAGTCGCAGAGCGCAGAAGTCGACCGGCAGTTCGCGCAGCTGCCCCTCACCGTCGGCCAGTCGGTGACGCTTCTGCGGAATTCCAGCCTGCAGCTGCTGGGCGCCTTCAACGAGAGCACCGGCGCGACCGCGGGCCTGGCGTCGGTGATCAAGGATCTAGCCGACTTCCTGGCGAGCGACGCCGCCCTCGGCGCCGTGGTCGAGTTCGCCGCGACGTGGTCGAGCGCCTTTCGGCTGATCACCAGCGACGTGCAGGCCGCCGTCGACATCATCGGCGGCGCGACGCGCGGCATCACCAGCCAGGGCGAGACGATCTTCGGCTTCCTGGCGCGCGCCTTCCGCGAGCTGCCGCTGAACGTGCGGGCAGGAATCCAGATCGCCACGGTCAACATCGCGGCCTTCATCGACTCGACGATCGCCAGCTTCGGCGCGCTGGCAGACTACATCCGGGCGATCTTCGACCCGCGGACCACGATCGCCCAGGTGCGCGCGCAGGCGCTGCGCACGCAGGCCGCGATCGAGCAGGCGCGGCAGGAGTCCGTCGATCAGGCGCTGCGCGAGCGGCAGCAGGCGCTGAACGACGCCGAGGCGGCGAGGCGCGAGTCCGAGCAGCGCCGGCAGCGCGCGCGCTCCACGCCGGGCAGCACGGCGGCCGGCACGTTCCGCACGCGGCCTGACGATGCCGCCGCAAAGGCCGCCGCCGCGGAGCGCAAGGCCGCACTCGACGCCGAGGAGAAGCTGGCGAAGGACAGCGCGCAGCGCGCGCTCGGCATCCTGCAGGGCTACTACGAAGACGCGCAGCTAGCAGCTGAGCAGTACTTCGCCGCACGTCAGGCGATCGAACTGGCGGCGCTTGATCGCAGCATTGCCATCGAGCAGCGCCGACGCGATGCGGCGGCGCCTGGATCGGCGGATCGCGTCATGGCAGAAACCGAGATCAAACTGCTGGAGGCAGCGAAGACCGACATCGTCGCCAAGGCGCAGCGTGACCGGGCTGCTGCCGAGCGCGAGATCGAGCAGCAGCTTACCCAGGCCCGAGCGCAGCAGCTCGAGAACGAGGGCCGAACGGCAGACGCAGACCGGGTCAGGCTTGAGGCGCAATACCGCGACCTGCTGGCGCGACTTGGCAAGGACAGCGAGGGCGCGAAGCTGGTGCAGAAGCTGATCGACACCGGCGTCGCCCAAGCGCAGTTCGACGAGGTGAAGGCGCAGTTCGACCGCACCGTGGCAGATCTGCAGGCCCGCCAGCAGGCGATCGCGAACCAGCAGCAGACCGGCGCGATCACGAACGACACAGCGCGCCAGCAGCAGTCCGACGCGCAGCGCGCCGCCGTCGAGCGGCTGCGCGCGCTGAACGCCGAGCTGCAGCGGCTGGCGGCGGATCCCGCCGCGCTGCCGGCCGTCAGGCAAGCCGCGGAGGAGGCGAACGCAGCCTTCCAGCGCCTGCAGATCGACGGCCTGACCGGCCTCGACCTCGCGATCGTCGACCTGCTCGCCAGCCTGGCGAACCTGCAGGACGGCTTCGCGCAGTCGCTGACCGGCGCCGGCGTGGACGCGCTGACGAACCTCTTCACCGACTTGGCGAGCGGCAGCAAGTCGGCGAAGGACTCGATCCTCGATTTCGTGCGCAGCTTCGTCGCCAGCATGGCGCAGATCGCGGCGCGCGCCCTCGCCACCTACGCGGTGCTGCAGCTGCTTAAAGCGGCAGGGGTTCCGACTCCGGCCTTGGCCTTGGTTCGGCACAGCGGCGGCATGGTGACGGCTTCAGGCGGCCCTCGCCGCTCCGTCAACCCGCTCATATTCGCCGGCGCGCCGCGCTTCCACGCGGGCGGCATGGTGGGCCTGAAGCCGGGCGAGGTGCCGGCGATCCTGCAGACCGGCGAGGAGGTGCTGGCGCGGAACGACCCTCGGAATGCGGCCAACGGAGGGGGAGGCGGCGGCGGCACCCGTATCATCAACGTCCTCGATCCGGGCCTCGTGCAGGACTACATGACGAGCAGCAGCGGCGAGAAGACGTTCGTGAATCTGATCGAGCGCAACGCCGGCAGCATCCGGCAGATCCTTGCGGGGTAAGCCATGACTAACGCGACGGCCGCCGGATCGTCGGTATTGGCGCGGGCTAGTCTGCTGCCTGGAGGGGCCAGCGCAACCCCGATAGTTTGGGCGCATCAGCCCTACGGCGCGGTGCTTGAGAGGATGTCGTGGCTGACAGACGTGCTGCCGTCGTTCAACGGCGCAGAGCAGCGCCGGGCGCTACGGGCCGCGCCGCGCCGCAGCTTCGAGTTTGATGTCATGATGTCCGCCGCCGAGCGCCGGGCGGCCGAGAACCGGCTGCACCAATGGCAGGCGCGCCGGTGGGCGTTGCCCATCTGGCCGGACGCGCGACCACTGAGCGCATCCATTGCGCCCGGCGCCACGGCTGTGCCATGCGACACAGCGACGCGTGACTTCCAAGTCGGCGGCATCCTGGCGGTGGTGCTGAACACGAGGAGCTACGAGGTGCTGCAGGTGGAGTCGCTCGCCGTCGACTCGATAGGCCTCGCCGCGCCGGTCGCCGGGTCTTGGCCGGCTGGATCCGCCATCGTGGTTCCGCTTCGCGCGGCCCGGATGACCGATCGCGTGGATCTGTCGCGCTTCACCGGCGCGCACTCCTACGGACGATTCAGATTCGAGATCGACGAGCCCTGCGATTGGCCGGCCGCTGTCGAGAGCACCTACCGCGGCATCCCCGTGCTCGCTCAGGCGCCGAACTGGACGGAGGACGTGCAGCAGGGCTACGAGCGATTCCTGGCCCGGCTTGACCCGGGCATGGGCCTCACCTACGTCGATGACGAGGCCGGAGGCCCGCACCTGATGCAGTCGCATCGATGGCTGCTGGACGGGCGCACGCAAGCCGACGCCTTCCGCCGGTGGCTGTATGCGCGCCGCGGTCGCCTGGCCGCATTCTGGCTGCCGACGTTCGCCGAGGACTTCGTGGTCGCCGCTTCCATCGGCGCGTCTGCGCTCACCATCGACGTCGAGCACTGCGACTACACGCAGGCGATCGGCCAGGCAGTCGGGCGGCGCGACATCCGCATTCGGCTGACGACCGGCCAGACGTTCTACCGGCGCATCACCGGCAGCACGGTGGTGTCTTCGGCCGTCGAGCGGCTGTCGATCGATGCCGCGCTGGCCGTGCTCGTCTCGCCGGCGCAAGTGGAGAGCGTCAGCTACATGGCCGCGGCCCGCCTGGATTCGGACGCCGTCGAGATCGCCTGGACATCCGGCGCATTGGCAGAATCTCGCCTCATGACGAGGGTGCCGCGCAATGACCTATGACGCCCGCGAGCGCAGCGCGCAGGATGGCCAGCCGATCGAGCTGTACACCTTCGCGCGCGACACGCTGCGCTGGAGATACACCAGCGCCGACCGGCAGGTGACAGCCGCCAGCGCCACATTCGCGCCGTCGCCGATCGCCCGCTCGCGCATAGAGTCGTCCCAGCAGCTGTCGCGCGCCACGATCACGATCACGGCACCGCGCGAGCTTGAGATCGCCGAGATGCACCGCGTCGTCGCGCCGTCGACGCCGATCACCGTGCTTGTGCAGCAGATCCATGCGGGCGATTCCGAGGTGGCGACGATCTGGTCTGGCCGCGTGGTGGCGGTGGACTTCGCCGGCCCGGAGGCGCGCATCACCTGCGAGCCTATCGTCACCAGCATCAAGCGCCTGGGCTTGCGGCGGGTGTACCAGCGCAGTTGCCCTCATGTGCTGTACGGATCGGCATGCGGCGTCAGCCGAACCGCATACCACGCGGCAGGAACAGTCGCGTCTGTGAGCGGCCTGCAAGTCAATGTGGCCGCGGCGGCGGCACAGCCAGACGGCTACTTCGCTGGAGGCTACCTGCAGTTCGAGCTGGCACCGTCGATCTTCGAGCGCCGCTTCATCAGCGGCCACGTGGGCGATGCGCTCACGGTGGCTGCGCTTCCGCAGGGTCTGGCCGCCGGGACCACGGTGACGCTGTTCCCGGGATGCGACCACACGCTCGCGACGTGCTCGGGCAAGTTCTCGAACACAGCCAACTACGGCGGCTTCCCGTTCATGCCGACCAAGAATCCCTTCGGCGGCGATCCGATCTATTGAGGGCAGAGCATGGGATGGGAATTCGTCGCGTACCTGCTTGTCGCCGCGGTAGTCAGCTATGCGCTGGCGCCCAAGCCCCCGCAGCAGCCGCCGCCGTCTGTGGAGGACGTTGATGCGCCTACCGCCGAGGAGGGGAGACCGCTCGGCGTGATCTTCGGAGAGGTATGGATCACCGGCCCAAACGTGGTGTGGTACGGCGATCTGAGAACGACGCCGATCAGGCGCAAGGGCGGAAAGAAGTGAACGAGCCGGTCGTGCTGCTTCGGCATTGCGTCGGCGTGGACGGGCAGCCGTACTGCGCGCGCGGCCTGCGCGAGTTCATGCGACGGCACGGCATGGACGTGCGCGTTCTGGCCCGCCAGGGATACCCGGCGAGCGTGATCGAGGCGACAGGCGATGCGATGGCGCAGCGCGCGGCGGGCAACGCGCGCGCGGAGCACGAGACAGCGAGGGCCGAATGAGCGGGGGCAGCAAGACGCAGACCGTAGGGTGGCGCTACTACATGGGGCTCCACATGGGGCTGTGCCACGGGCCTGTCGATGCCATCACCGAGATCCGGGTCGGCGACCGCACGGCATGGACAGGGGAGCAGACGGCTTCCGGCGCGATCGCCATCGATGCGCCAGACCTGTTCGGCGGCGAGGAGCGCGAGGGCGGCGTGCAGGGAACGCTCGACGTGATGATGGGCGAGCCGTCACAGGCGCCGAACAGCTATCTGGTGTCGAAGCTCGGCGCGCTCGTGCCGGCGTTCCGCGGCCTACTGAGCACCGTCTTCAGGCAGGGTTACGTGGGCGCCAACAACCCTTACGTCAAGCCATGGGCGTTCAAGACGAGGCGCATCCTGCAGGGGTGGCATGGAGGATCGGCGTGGTATCCGGCAAAGGCGGCGATCGTGCTGGCGGCTCAGTCCTCGAGCGTGCAAAGCCAGGCCGCCTTCGCCATCTTCGCTGGCGCAGACGAGAACAACGCGTTCCCGTACCTGTACACCATGCCCAGCTACCAGCCAACTGCGGCCACGGTGACAGAAGACGTCGCGTCGTTCGCGCCCTACGGCGTCGACGGCAACAACAGGGCCGCCATCCTTGATTCGTCGCCAAGCTTCGACTTCGCGCAGGGCGAGGACTTCGCGATCGAGTTCGAGGTGAACGCCGCTGGCAGTAACGGCGGAATTGGATCTCAGCCCGCGAACTTTCTCTTCTGCCGAACGGAGGTCAACTCCACGACGGGAACCGGCAACTACACGATGCTTCGGAAGTGGTCGTTCTCGGAAAACAGCAGCATCGTCAGCTTCTCTGCGCCGGATATTGCCGGCTTGGTCAGTTGTCCCGCAACGTTCGGGGCGTGGACAAGCTACCGCGTCGAGCGCAACGGGACCACGCTGCGCATGTACAAGAACGGAGCGCTCGTAGGATCCAACACCTGCACGGCTGGCGCGATTTCTGGACCGTGCCGTATCGGCATCAATGGCCCCTATCAGTATGGCGTCGGAGACATCCCGAACACTTGGGGTGGGAACGTCGGAGTCACGAGTTACCGCAATCTGCGCATCTTCAAGGGCTCGATCACGCCGCCGATCATCGGCATGAACCCTGCGCATATCGTCTACCAGTGCCTGACCGATCCAGAGTGGGGCATGGGCTACAGCGCGAGCATCATCGACGATGTGAGCTTCAGGGCCGCGGCGGATACCTTCTTTGACGAGGGTATGGGGCTGTGCCTGCATTGGGCGAGGCAGGAGCAGATCGAGGCGTTCCTGCAGGTGGTTCTCGACCACGCCGGCGCGCAGCTGGTGCAGGACAGGCGCACCGGCCTGTTCAAGCTCACGCCGATCCGCGCGAACTACAGCCTCGCATCGCTGCCGGTGTACGACGAAAGCTTCGTTCGGTCTGTCGATACCTACCAGCGACCGGGGCTTGCCGGCGCCGTCAATGCGATCACCGTCAAATTCAACGACGTGGCGACAGGCCGCCGCGGCAGCGTGACGGTGCACAACCTGGCCAACATCGCCGCCCAGGAGGAGGCAGCCGCGCAGGCCAAGGCTTACCCCGGCCTGCCGACGGCCGCGCTGGCGCTGCGGGTGGCCATGCGGGATCTGCAGGCGGCTTCCACGCCGCTGGCGAAGGTTCGGATGCGCGTCAATCGCACGGCCTACGCTGCGCTGCCCGGAGACGTGATTCGCCTGACTTGGCCGAAGCTCGGGATCGCCGATCTGGTGCTTCGGGTGCTCCGCGTGGACATCGGGCAGCTGACGGACGGCCTGATCGAGATCGAGGCAGGCGAGGACGTGTTCGGGCTGCCGGCCGCCACCTACGGGGCTCAACAGCCTTCCGGCTGGGTTCCGCCGAACCAGACGCCGCGGCCGATGGCGGCGCGTCTGGCGCGTGAGGCCACGTACTACGAGGTTCAGCGCGGCCTGTCGCCAGCCGACCTGGCCGCGCTGCCTTCCGATGCCGGCTACGTCGTCGCCGCCGGCGTTCGGGGCGGGCCGGACGCGATCGACTACAGCATGAGGACGAGGACCGGCAGCGGCGCTTTCTCCGAGGCCGCGCGCGGCGCTTTCGTGCCATCGGGTCTTCTTTCTGCGGCGCTCACGCCAGGCGCGGCGGCCGCCACGCTGACGGGCGTCGTGGACGGCGATCTCATCGCTGCAGGCGCCTACGCGCAGATCGGCCCCGAGATCGTGCGCGTGGACTCGTTCGATGCTGGCACAGGCGCGATCGCGTTCGGCAGGGGGGTCATGGGCACGGTGGCCAGGCAGCACGCCAGCGGCACGCGGGCGTTCTTCTTGGGCGACT